TTTTATCCTTAATAGCTATAGCAAAACATTAGCCACACAGAATGCATACATGGTTCGAGAGATTATGCGTAATCAGGTATATAAATCTCTATGGTTATTAGGTAATGGATATAGTCCTATTATACGTACTGATAGTGATGCTAAAGATTACTTCCGTACTACTGATGGTGGAACGGTATATGCAGTTGGTACTGGAGGTACTATCACAGGATTTGGTGCTGGTGCTATTAACAGTAAGCACTTCTCCGGTGCTTTAATACTTGACGATACGCTGAATGCAGCAGAAGCAAGCAGTGATATAATCCGGAATGGTGTTAATGATTGGTTCCAGACTACATTAGAGAGCAGGAAGAATAGTCCTGATACTCCTATCATTATAGTTAGTCAGAGATTGCATGAAGGTGATTTGCCAGGATTCCTGTTAGGTGGTGGTAATGGTGAGAAGTGGAGTCTCTTGAAGATACCTGCTATTAAAGAGGATGGTAGTTCATTCTGGCCTGCACAGTTCCCATTAGATAAGCTTAAGGTATTGGAGGATGCTAATGCTTATGTGTTTGCTGGGCAGTATATGCAGGAGCCAGTACCAAAGGTAGCAGGTGTATTCAATATCAATCAGGTGAAGATATGGGAAGGAGTACTACCTGTAGAAGCTACTAGAGTACGTGCATGGGATTTAGCTGCTACTACTCAGGGGGATTACACAGTGGGTATCTTATTGGCTCAGACAGAAGGTACTGTGTGTATTGAGGATATGGTTAGGTTTAGAGGTACTCCTGAGCATGTGGAGAAAGCTATCATAGATACTGCTAGGGCTGATGGTACTGCTGTATCTATATCTCTACCACTTGACCCGGGAGCTGCAGGGATAAGTGTCAAGCATTACCTGAGTAAGCTTCTGCATGGTTATGTGTTTGAATTTACCAGAGAGTCAGGCAGTAAAGAGACACGAGCTACAGCACTTGCCAGTCAGATTAATGTAGGTAATGTTTATATGTGTAAGGCTGGGTGGAATAGTACGTTACTGGCAGAGCTGAGTATGTTCCCTTATGGTAATCATGATGACTGTGTAGATGCACTGAGTAGAGCTTATAATCACCTCATTGCCGATACATCCATGTCACCACTGTTTGGTACATATGGATAACATCAATTTTGACGCCCTGCATACGGCCTGGAATCAATTATTTTCTAAGGGTAAGGGGTTAGGTACCCCTCAGATAAATAATGGCTAAAATCTCAAGTTACGTAAGAGTAATTCTCATTAAGGAATTCATTGATGCAAGATAAGGATTTGCTAAGTTACTCTGATACACAGGAGAGGATGCTGAGCTATTGGAACAAGGTAAATGATATAGCTTCTGGAGTAGATGCACTACGTACTCCTGTATATCTGCCTAGATTCCCTGCTGAGTCTGATGCAGCTTATAAATATAGATTATCCAGTTCTGTACTGGTTAATGTGTTCATAGATATTATTACTTCTATTGCGGCCAAACCCTTTACCAGAGAAGTAGGAGTACGCCCTCTTGATAATCCTTTAGTGATGGCATTTGTAGAAGATATTGATACCCAAGGTAACCATATACATATCTTGGCTCAGTATGTGTTCTACAAGGCGCTGCTGGATGGTGTGGTATGGATGATGATAGATTACCCGCAAGCTAATGGAGTATCTACTCTGGCTGAAGAGAGGCTCAGACACTCACGTCCTTATGTAGTTGTTATAGAAGCCAAGAGAGTGTTAGAAGTTAGGAGTGAGGTTATCAATGGTACTGAACTCTTTACTTACCTTAGGGTTAATGAGTCTACAGGTGACAGGGAGTTAGTTAGGGAGTATGCACATACAGATAATGGTGTGGTATGGACACTTTCTGAGAAGGTTACAGATGATAGGGATGGTGAGAAGAGTTGGGAAGTGATAGATGAAGGTTCTCTATCTATAGGAGTTATACCTTTAGTACCCCTGTTTACAGGTAGAAGGATACCAGGTACTTGGGAGTTTACTTTCCCTTATCAGAGTATGGCTGACTTGCAGATAGAGCACTTCATACAGGAGACTAACCTCAAGATAGCCAAGCAACATACTGCATTCCCTATGCTGGCTGGTGAAGGTATCAGTCCTCCTTTAGATAAGAGTGGTAAGCCTGTATCTATGCCTGTGGGGCCAAGTACAGTGTTATATGCTCCTATGAATAGTAATGGACAGCATGGTAGCTGGAAGGTAGTTGAACCAAGTACATCCTCACTTATTTTCTTGGCTCAAGAGAGAGATAAGACTGAAGAGGCTATGCGTACATTAGGTAGACAGATGGCAGCTGCAGGTAGTGCTGGTATAACTCAGACAGCTGCTGCATACATGAGCCAGAATGCTAACAGTGCTTTACAAGCTTATGTGTTCAACCTTAAGGATGCTTTAGAGAAGTGCTTAAGGTATATGTGTACATGGGCAGGTATCGACTTAGAGCCTGAGATACTTATCAATACAGACTTTGGTATAACTCTTGGAGAAGCAGGGGATACTAATATACTGGTTGAGTTGTATAAGGAAGGTGCTATCAGTAGACATAGTCTTATGAGTGAGCTTAAGCGTAAGGGTGTATTGTCTGCTGAATATAATATTGAAGAAGATGTAGTTACTACTCAGGGATTGGGTAGTTAAATTTGATTGGATTAACGGATAGGGATTATCCGGTATTAACTAATGTGGGAGACATTAATATGGCGCTGAATGCTTTTGTAGAGTCCTTGGATAATGTAGATGAACCTTTTAAGAATCTTTATAAAGAGACTGATGGAGGTTACTTACTTGATATTACAGGGACAGAGGGATTCTCTTTAGAGAATACAGCTGCTCTTAAGGATGCACTGTCTAAAGAGAGAGGTATCAGGGATAAATTTGAGAAGCAAGCCAAAGAGCTTAAGTCTCAATTGACTATGGCTACTCAGTCTGTTGAAGAGGTTGCACAGAAGGCAGCAGATAAACAGGCAGCAGAACTCAGTACTCAGCTTGATGCTTTCAAGAAGTCCCTACAAGAGAAGGAAGCACAGATAGATAAACTTACCAGACATACCGCTGTGGTGAATGCTCTGGTTAAAGCAGGTGGTAGTGTTGGGTTACTTACTCCGCATGTACTGGCTAATACACGTACTGTATCTAAAGATGATGGTACTTATGCAGTAGAGGTAGTAGATGCTGAAGGTAATACCAGATTCAATAGCCAAGGTAATGCTTTAAGTGTGGAAGAGCTGGTTAGTGAGATGCGTAGTACTGAAGAGTATGGCTTAGCATTCGCACCCACTAATAACAGTGGTAGTGGCTCAACATCTAAAGGTAACGTTGGTAATATCACCAAGCAAGTATCCCGGGAGAAATTTGAGAGTATGTCTCCTGCGGATAAGATGGGCTTTGTTAAGTCTGGCGGAAAGGTTATTTAATTTTTATTTTATAAGGAAACACTGTAATGGCTAATACCCTGAATGATTTAATCCCTACCTTGTATGAAGCAGCTAATGTTGTAAGTCGTGAGCTGGTAGGTATGATTCCTGCTGTACGTCATGATGCTTCTGCTGAACGTGCTGCACTTGGGCAGGATGTGGTTGTACCTATCGCTGCAGTTGCTGCTGCAGATGATGTAACACCGGGTGTGAATACTCCTAATGATGGCGATGCTGTCATTAGTAATACCAAGATTGTAATCAACAAATCTCGTTATGTACCTGTTAGATGGAATGGTGAGCAACAGCTTGGTGTGAGTCAAAGCTACGATAATATCATCCGTGACCAGTTCACCGAGGCAATGCGTAAACTGGTTAATGAGGTAGAGCTGGATTTAACTAATGCTGCAGCTAAAGGAGCATCTCGTGGCTATAAAGGTAACCAGCCTTTTAATAGTGACATGACTGAGATTGCTACTGCACGTAGTATCCTTGAAGAATTGGGTGCACCTCAAACAGACTTACAGTTTGTACTGAACAGCACCTCTGCTTTCAACTTCCGTAAGGCAGGTAACCTTTACAAAGTGAATGAAGCTGGTTCAAGTGATATGCTTCGTGAAGGCTTTACTGAGCGTCTGATGGGCTTTGCTATGCGTAATAGTGGGCAGATTAAGGCACTCACCACTGGTGGAGATAATACATACGTAACAGATGGCGCTCCTCTTAAAGGAGATACTTCGTTTGCTATTAAGACTGGAGCATTAGCAGTTCCTGCAGGAAGCCCTTTCAAAATCACTGGTAACACTGTTGATGGAAAAGCTACTCACTACATTCTTGCTGAGGGTATTAGTACTTCTGGCACTGTTGCTAAAATCAACTTCCCGGGCTTATATGGCACAGGACTGGCTAATGCAAAAGCATTAACATTCGAAACCAGTGCATTGAACAACTATGCCTTCGACAGAAATGCTCTGGTGTTAGTTACTCGTGCTCCTGCTGTACCTAATGGTGGTGATAGTGCTGATGATGCAGTACTGGTTACTGACCCGCTGAGTGGTATTACCTTTGAAGTACGTTTATATCGTCAGTATAGACAAGTACGTTATGAAGTATCACTGGCTTGGGGAGCAGCTGCCGTTAACAGCCAACATATCGTTACACTTTTTAGCTAAGCAGCACTTTAACTACTGGGTAGATAAGTGATGGATATATCTCAATTCAGAGTTGTGATACCTGAGTATCAGGATGTGGATGAATCTCTAATTAACCTTATGCTTGACTTGGTACAGGAACATGTAGATGTATCTGGATATGAGAGTAGTGGGCTACTATCTATTTATTTAGTGGCTCATATGCTTAAGGTTAGGGAGTTGTCTGCTGCAGGTAACTCACTTAAGACTGTATCTTCTGTAACGGAAGGGAGTGTATCCATCACTTATCAGAGTGCATTGGATGGTTCTGATAAAGGTTATCTAGGTAAGTGGTTAGCACTTACTCACTACGGTAGAAGCGCCCTCACACTGATAGAAAGAGAGGGTAACTTTATTGGCTCAAGTGAGAGAAGTTGATGAAGCTTACACTCACTTATACAAGGGATTCACAGAGTGTTAATAAGCTGCTGAAGCTTATTGAGAGAGGTAACTGGGAAGTAGGTATCTTTGATGAGGAAGTAGCTGCATACGCTACTGTTCAAGAGTATGGCTCAATCTCAAGGAATATACCTTCCAGAAGCTTCATGCGTTCTACCTATAAGGAACAGTTACCTGGTTGGGTAAGATACATGGGTAAGCAGTCTGAGTTAGCTGCCAGGAAGAAGGTACCTCTTAATGTAGAGATTCTGTTGAGCCATATGGTACAGGATGTAGTTAAGAAGGTAGATGAGATTCAGCATCCACCACTTAAGCCTGCTACTGTAGCTGCTAAGGGCAGTCCTAAGCCTTTAATAGATACAGGTAAGCTTAGGGAGTCTATTACATACATGAAGGGTACTAATAAATGACTATGAACATTATAGCTGATGTCATGGCTGAGTTAGGTACCAGCAAGGCTCAGTATGTAAGGTACTCACACAAGGCTACAGACTCCCGAGGTAAGTACATAATCAAATATCACTACCCTGTAGACATACATATAAATGTACAGCCTATATCAATAGATATAAGGAAGGAGCTTGGACTAGACACCACAGTTAATTCCTTTTTTGCTTGGCTCAACATTAAAAATTATGAGTGTATGTCTACCAAGGTTAAGGGTACTCCAGATAGAATCATTTATATGTGTACTGAGTATGAGATACATAGCATCACTGACTGGAGCCAGTTTGGTTGGATTAAGGTAGTTATGACTGAACAGAGGGATAACCATGAACAGTTATGAGTTTGAAGAGAATCTATACAAGGTACTTACTAACCATCTACACAAGATAGGGTTTCTATACCCTGTGATACTTGCTTATCAGAATACAAGTAACAGTCCGGAATCAGGTATCTACTACTCAAGGCTATCAGATAGAAGCTATGGCTGGCAGAAGCGTACTTATAACAAACCTACTCTTAAAGAGCTTAGGGTTGTAGAAGCTACATACCAATTCAGGAGTTATCTGCTGGATAGGGAAGATGTTAATCCTGCTGATATTCTTAACACTGTGGTTATGTGTATGCAGTCACTTCCTTTCATAGAGGATTTAGTCAAGGTAGGTATTACCATGCAGAAGCCTAGCAGTGTGCAGGATGTACGTATACTTGTGGATAACCAGTATGAGAACTCGCCGTCTATGAGTGTTACCTTTACCTATAAGGAAGAGTTGAGCCAGTCAGTTCCATTCCTGGAATCTGATGATGTAGTTATTAAACGTGTTTAGTCAATAATCGGGGATTTAGAGTATGAGTATTAATATAAGCAGGTACATTCGGATTGCTAGTACCGTATCAGGGGCTACAGCAGTCAATGCACAGAAGCTGGTGGGTAGAAGATTCACTACTAATCCACTATTACGTGCTGGTGAAGTTATAAGTGTTATACGTGGTGGTGCTGAAGACTTCTTTGGTGCAGATAGTGAGGAAGCTCAGTTTGCCAGACAGTACTTCGGTTACATTAGTCCAGCGCCTGCATCACAAGCAGAGAGCTTACAGTTTGCTTCATGGGTTGATGTACCACGTGCTGCTACTATTGTAGGTAAGTCACCTAGTCCTTTAAATAGCATCCAGACTATCACTGCAGGCCATATGAAGGTTGTATGGGATGGTAATGACTATGTAATCAATAGCATTGACTTGAGTGGTGCTACTGATTTTATTTCTGCAGCATCCATTGTAGAGAATGCCTTAGATGCTGTTAAAGGCGGTAATCCAGTACTGCAGGTTACCTACAACACTGATGAAGATAGATTTGAATTGGTGTGTGCTCAAACTGGTAAGGGAGACATTGAGATTGTTCCTTACAATGATTCAAATGATATAGCTGCAGCACTTGGGTTAGCAAATGGGGATGTATTCAATGGAGCTGCAGGGGAATCTGCACTAGAGGCATTCCAGAGAGCTGAAGGTATAAGTGATTCATTTGGTTCAGCAAGCTTTGGTAGTGATGTAGGTATTAACATGGCAGCAGCACTGTCAGATTATGTAGCTGGTAATAATGTTAAGTATGTCATCTACTGGCCTGTTAAAGATAAGGCAGAAGCACAAACCTGGTCAGATAAGTTCATTGGAGTAGCTTCTACAGGATTGGTACTGAATGGTACTCCTGGTGAGTATAAGGAAGCTCTTCTTCAGGCTATTCAAGCTGCTACTGACTATGAGAGACGGAATGCTTCTATCAACTTCATGTTCAGACAGAACCAAGTGGTATTCACAGCTGATGTAACCACAGATTCTGATGCTGATTACTATGATGCACTCAGAGTTAATTACTATGGTGAGACAGCTACTGCTGGACAGCGTATAGCTTTCATGCAGAGAGGTGTGTTGTGTGGTGGAGTATCAGCACCTACAGATATAGGTGTGCATTCAAATGAGCAATGGCTTAAGGCTTACATTAAAGCCAGACTCATGAGCTTGCTGCTAGGTGTCAATAAGATACCTGCTAACCTTGATGGTAAAGGTATGGTACTGGGTATTGTCCAAGGTGGTATAGACAAGGCTATCTTCAACGGTACTATCCTCATTGGTAAGAGTCTTACTGAAGTGCAGAAGGCAGCTGTATATCAAGCTACTGGTGATGACTTGGCTTGGCATGACATTGAGACTAATGGTTACTGGATGGATGCTAATGTAGTTGTTGAATCAAACAATGGCACTGAAGATTACAAAGTAGTATATATAATTTTTTATGCCAAAGGCGACTCAGTTAAAGCTATCTCTGGTTCACATAACCTAGTTTAATTTAGGAGTTACGTATGTTTGATTTAAGCAATAATGGAGTTTCATACAGATTCATCAGCTCTATCATATTCCCTGCTGGGTTCACCATCACAGAGTGGGCAGATGATAGTGACCCGTTTGATTTACCAGAGCTTGAGATAGCTACACCTTCAATGAACCTTAATGGTGACTTGATTGTGTTCTCCAAACCTGAGCCAGTACTGATTACATTGAATGTAATACCTGACAGTGATGCAGACAGGAATCTGGCTATAGTCTTTGAAGCTAACAAATCTGGTAAGGGACGTAGACAAGCTGGAGACATTTGTACACTGATTGGTGTCTACCCTAATGGTAATACTACAAGGTTATCTGAAGGTAAGATGATTTCAGGTACACCTGGATTGGGTGTTGATAGCAGTGGAAAAGGTAAGACTGCTTCTTATAAGTTTGCTTTCCAGAATATGATTCGAGGAAGGGGTTTATAAAGATAGCTATGGCGTATTTTAGGCGTTTATTTTCTAAGGTAAGGGTGTAAGTACCCCCAGTGATTTAAACGCCTAAAATGGCTTACACTGACATGAATACGGACATTTATTGAGGGATTCAATGACTGATTTAATTAAACCTAAGGAAGTAGAGATTAAAGATTTAGATGGGATGTCTAAATCTTTTGTTATTTCCAGACTACCTGCTATTGATGCACGCAAGATGATTGCGATGTATCCAGTATCCAACATGCCTAAGATTGGTGATTACCAGTCTTCTGAAGAGGCTATGTTATTACTACTCAAGTATGTGGAAGTTACTGGCTCAAATGGTGAACCAATAAGATTGGCTACTAAAGCACTGGTAGATAGCCATGTTAATGATGCTATCCAGTTAATAACTCTTGAGTATCAGATGCTGGAGTACAACACAAATTTTTTCGGGACAGGCAGCAGCCAAGGTTTCCTAAACTACATGGTAACCAGCCTAGCTGCCTTACTTACGCCAACGCTGACGAATTTATCGGAGCAATTATCTCAAGTGGCTACGTCTCTTATACAGAACTCAGGGAATCAATCGACTTGGAAGAAGCCTTCGACATCTGGGAAATCTCAACAACGAACAAAGTGAATGAAGCACTGGCTATTGAACATGCACAGAAACATGCTCGCAAGAGATAGGAGTAATCAATGTGGGAGATAGGTAAGCTCATATTCCAGATTGGGATAGAGAATGACCAGCTTAATAAAGGGCTTATAAATACCGAAGGTAAGGTTAAGGAGTTTGTAGCTCGTCAGAAGAAAAATCTCACTGCACTCAAGAATCACTGGGTGAGTATGATGAGCCAGATTAAGTTGGCCTTAGCTGGTGCAGCTGTTTCATTTGGTTACATAGTAAAGAAGCATCATCAAGAGATAGTAGCTTTAAATGACTTATCAATAGCTACTGACATTGCTGTAGAGAGTCTGGCTGGACTTAAGAATGCCTTTGAGAGAGCTGGTGGTGAAGGTGAGGATATGATTACCTTTATCAATAGAGTTCATTCAGCTCTAGGAAGAGAGAAGAAGGTATTTGAAGAGTATGGGATAGCTGTCAAGGATGCAGAAGGTAAGCTGTTACCCATGGCTCAAGTACTGGCTAATATCCAGTTAGCAGCATCCAAGATGTCTAAGGAGAAGCTTGGGGACTTCTTTGATAGGTTAGGTGCTAATAATAATCCAGTAATGCAGAACTTCTTCTCACAGACATCAGGAGACTTCTCAGCAGCTCTTGAAGAAGGTGTTAAGAATGCAGGTATCTCAGAAGAAGCTGTTAAGCAAGCAGATAGACTCCAGAATGCTTGGAGAGAGTTCATGTCAGGTGGTGCAATGGATAAGCTTGCAGAGTCAGCATTCAAACCTCTTGCAGATGCTCTTGAGGGTATCAATGACATCATCAGGAACTGGGATACAGTATGGGAGGTTTGGGGAGATAAGATAGTAGCTGTAACTGTATTCATAGGTGCATTGGTAGCAGCATTACTGATAGTACCTGTTGTTGCATTACTCATAGCAGCAGGTGTTACAGCAGCAGGTGCAGCTATGGCAGCAGGTATAGCAGTAATAGTAGCAGCTGTACTGGCAGTGGTAGCACTCATAATTAAGAACTGGGATACCATCAAAGCTAAAGCTATTGAACTGTGGGACTTCATTATAGATAAAGTCTCAGATGCTATGCTTTATATCTCTGAGAAGTTTGATGAGCTTTCCAAGAACCTGAGTGAATTCCTTGATTACATATCTGATGGATTCAGTAAGTGGATTCACTCTTTAGGTGATTGGCTCAGTAGTATCCCGAGTATGTTTCTGGATATGCTAAAGAATGCATGGAATGCAGTCAGTAACTTCTTTGGTAAGGCTAAGGATTGGGTAGCAGATAAGATGGGATTGTCTACTGGTAATGTAGAGGTAGATGGAAGAGTTAAGCACTCTATTGAACAAGCTAGAAGTAACTTACAAGCAGCATCAACTTCTCCATATAATAGTCAGTCAATCAATACCATCAACAATGCTAATAGAGGTAGCACCACTGTGAACCAGAACATAAATGTAGATGCTTCCAATAATCCAGCTCCTGAGAAGGTTAAGGAAGCTGTACGTAGAGGTACTAACTTAGGTACTAGAGGTGTGCAGTATGCTGTAGCTGGGGGTGTAGCCAGATGAACATAGTCCTGCATCTATATGAGAGCGGTGCGGTAGTACTGCCTAACCTACACTTCTTTGACTTACAAGTAGACAGTAATAAGAGTGCAACAGGGTTTACTGTAGAGGATGGAACTGTACGTAATGATTATGTAGTAGATACTCCTGTCAGAATCACTGTATCTGCAATGATAGTAGACAGTGTGGAAGATACCTACCAGAGGCTCAGAGGTTACTGGGCAGATAAGACTCTGTTCTCTATCCAGACTAGGGTAGGTTTATTCAGCAAGATGTTGCTTGAGGGTATGCCCCATCAGGAAGATACAAGTAACTTCACAGGTATTGGATTATCACTTACTTTTGTTGAGTGGAAAGAGGTAGTACCAGAAGAAGGTTCATTTACTATCACTCAAGTGGCTAAGCCTGAGCAATCAGATACCAAGCCAGTAGGACAGAAGATTCCTGATAAAGCTGCTGAGAACAAGACTATCTACAGTGCAGAGACTACACCTTTCAAGAGCAGGAGTAATCCTAATGTCAATTAAGGGAAGTTCTAATGTCAATTAATGTTGAGATTAAACCTGTACCTAACCAGAACTTTATCTTCTTATATAAAGGAGATGTATGGGAGCTTACCTTTAGACACTGTACTAATGTTATGGCTGCTTCCATAGTTGTTAATGGTGAGACTCTTTGCTTGAACCAGAGAATAGTAGCTGATTCCTTAATCCTTCCATATGTGAGGTTCTGGAAGAAAGGTAACTTCTACTTGAAGACTAGAGATAGTCAGTTACCTAAGTGGAATCTGTTTGGTACTGAGCAACTGCTCTACTTCATTGAGCCAGAAGAATTGAATGGATAAGAGACTGTTAAGAGTGGGTATAGGTATAGCTGGTAAGCTTCACTACTATGATATTAAGGATGGGTTCAACATTCAGGTATCAGGTAGTAAATCTACTACACCTGAACAGAACACATGTGATGTATCTGTAGGTGGATTAAATAGAGATACCAGAGAGTACCTGCTAAGCAGTATCAATCCCTTCATAGAGAATAATGTAAAGGCTTTCTGTACTGTAGATGTAGGAAGAGAATCTACTGGATTATTCAGACTGTTTGAGGGGGATGTGATTATGGCTAAACCTACTCAACCTCCAGACATATATATAGACTTCTCATTAGGTACTGGCTTCTTGGTTAATAGCAGTGTCAGGAGTATAAGCTTCCCTGGATTCCACATGCTCAGTGAGATAGTTAATTCTATTGGTTCAGAGTTGAAGTTATCTGTGCTTATGCAAGCCAGAAACAAAGAGATTAATAACTTCTATGTAGCAGGTAATGGAATGACTCTTGTACGTAGGCTATCTGAGCTGGGAGATGTACAAGCTTACATAGATAACAATACCCTCATAGTTAAGGACAGAGTTGAGCCACTCAAAGGTAAGGTTAAGATATTAAATAAATCCAGTGGGATGATTAGTATCCCTGAGATAACAGAGAATGGTGTAACTGTAGATTACCTCATAGATGGAGATAGTTCTGTAGGTGGTTACTTACAGATTAAGTCTGAGATTAATCCTATAGCTGATGGTAACTATCGTATCGAGAAGCTGGACTTCTCTATAGATAGCCATGGTGATGACTTCTATTACACTGCTGAAGCTTTAAGACTTCTATAGACATATGGCTATCAATTACAACAAAGGTGCTACGGATAGCTTACCCAGTGTACTTAATTACTGGCTCCAAGGTTACATAAGAGACAATATAGATGACATGCTTCCATGTAGAGTTATCTCTTATGACTCTGCAAATAACATAGTAGCAGTACAGGCTTTGGTATCCATAGGCTTAGCTGATGGAACCAAGATGAACAGGCCAGTGTTACACGTACCTGCTATCAGATGGGGAGCTGGCGGATATGCAATAACCTTACCCATCAAAGCAGATGACTTTGGTTGGTTAAAGGCTAGTGATAGAGATAGCACTGAGGTTACAGAACGTACTCATTCATTCTCTGATGGAGTGTTTATACCTGATACCAGAGATGTACAGATAGCTGATTCAGATGCTTTATGTATTCAGTCTGTAGATGGTAGTACCTATATAACTCTTAAAGACAATCAAGTGTATATCAAGGCAACACAACTCCTGATAGAAGGTGACACTTATCATAAGGGTAATGTGTATATTGTAGCTGGGGATGATGTATATCAGTATGCCAATGGAGCCTTTAGTGTGGTTCCTTTTGGAAGTAGTCCTTTCTCTTGATGATGTATATCCCTACAATGCCATTTAAAGCCTGCACCTGCAGTGTAGAATCAATTATTTTTCTGGGTACATAGGTGAGTATACCCTTGTTAATTTAAACGCCTAAAATCGCTTACTGGAAATGTATGCTGACATTCAAGATAGATGATAGATATGACTTGGTAGTGGATAACCTCTCTGTGGTTATGACTAGAGATATTGATGCTTGTACAGACGTATGCAAGAACTATGCAAGTACATTGACTGGAGAGATGATTCACTACCTGCATAAAGGTATTCCTTTCTTTGAGAGTCCTTTTGGCAGTGTCAATGAGATTAGGCTTAAACAAGCTATAAGAGACAGGCTACTGGAGATACCTGAGGTACTGGGAGTACCTGTACTGGATGTAGTGATTGATAACAAAGAAGGTGTCGTTAAGTATACAGCTACTATAGAAACTATCTATGGCAGTACCTCATTGACTACAGGATTTAGAGCAGATGGTACAAAACTATAATTACATTACTAAACTAGGTGTAGTAATACCTGATACTTCTACTACTCGTAAGCAAGTAGAAGATGAGTTCAAGGATACATTCGGACATGACTTGAATGTGGATGCATCTACACCTCAAGGTATGTTGATTACTCGTATCACAGAAGAGAGAGATGCTATTGCACGTAACAATGCACAGCTGGCTAACCAGATTAATCCAGATATAGCTGGTGGAATATTTCTTGATGCTATCTGGAGATTATCAGCTGGAGTAAGAAATGATGTAGTACCTGTAACTGTATATGGAGTAACTCTATCTGGTGATGCTAATACACGCATACCTAAGGGTTCTAGGGCATCAGCAGGTTTATTAGAATTCGAGCTGGCTGAAGAGGTTGTTATTGGCTCAGGTGGTACTGCTACAGGTGTGTTTGTACGTACAGATACAACTGATACTTCAATGATAGGAGCTGGTGAGTTAACTACCATAACTACTCCTGTCACTGGCTGGAATGCAGTCAATAATCTTATTGGCTCAACTCCTTGGAAAGATAAGGAATCAGATGCAGCTGCAAGAAGACGTAGAAGAGAGACTATGGCTTTACAGACTGTTGGAACCAATGAAGCTATCAAGTCAAGGGTACTGGCTATACCAGGAGTAGTCTCTATGAATTATCTGGAGAACTATGAACATACTACTCAGACTATAGCTGGTATATCTCTGGTAGCACACTCTATCTGGCTATGTGTTGATGGTGGTTCAGATGATGATGTAGCTAGAGCACTCTTTGATTCCAAGTGTGTAGGTACTGCTTACAATGGTAGTACCCAAGTAACTGTTAGAGATGAGATGAGTAATCTGGATTACACAGTCAAGTTTGATAGAGCCACTCCAGTTAATTTGGTTATGACTGTGTATGTGAAGCCTATCAATATAGATGTAAGAAGGCTTATCCCTGAGTATGTAGTCAACTACTCACAAGGATTACTAGATGGTGATGTGTCATTCAGAGTAGGTGAATCAGTATCCCCTTATGAAGTAGCAGCTGCTATCAACATGCAGAATCCAGATATATCTATTACTAAAGTAGAGATTGGAGAAGCTAACCAGAATAACCAAACTGATACTGTATTTGCTATAGCTTCAGATGAAGTAGCTCGTATACAGACATCAGGTGTAACAGTGGTAATTGTATGAGTAACCATATTCAACAGTTTGACTGGAATGTTAATTTGCTTAGGAGTGTTCTCTGGCAGTATGAAGGTGCCCCTAAGAATCTGGGATTAGCTACCAAGGATAATCTCTGGTTTGCTGATAACCACACAAGGTTCTGGGAAGATTGGTATAAGAATGTATTCGTACTTGATACTGCCAACTTGTTTGGATTAGCTGTCTGGGCAAGGATACTCAATGGAAATATCAGTGTAGTACAGGAAGAGGATGCAGTCAGTTCATGGGGATTTGGCACATTCAATAAAGACTTTGAGCAAGCTGGATTCTTCCAGACAGCAGCAGGTATTACCTTGAGTGTAGAAGCTGCACGTAAATATCTAAAGATGAGATGGTTAATCATCACAGAGAACTTAACCATACCTAACATCAATAAGATGCTTAATGTGGTGTTTGGAGAGGGATTAGTTTTTGTAACAGATAATGAAGATATGACTATAGGTTATACCTTTGCATATGAGCCAGAACAATCAATCAGAGACTTGATTAATACTACTGACTTCTTGCCCCGTCCTGCAGGTGTAAAGATTATTGACTGGGTAGTTATACCTAGAGAGCATTGGGGATTCACCAGTGAGCGTAAGGCATTTGAGAAAGGTAGTTTCCATTTTGACAGAGTCAGCAATTTCAATGATAGTAAGTAATATACAAGGAGTAGTTTAGATGGCAGAGATATTTACTATACCTTTTGCTAGTAGTGGAGATACCAACAGTATTCCCAGTACTGTACAAGGTAATGGTTCAATCTCATTCCCTTCAGGTTGGGGATTGGATTATGAGAAGGCTAATGGTGATGCCAACTATAAGCCAGTTGGTAGACGTGATATGAACCAGTTATTTAAGCTGGTTACTGAAGCTATCCAAGAGATGCAATATTATGGGTATGCACAGTGGCAGAGTATCACTGGTGGTTGGCCCCAGTACGCGAGGGTTATGTATAACGGCACTATCTACCGGAGTACATCTAATGGTAATACCTCTACACCTCCTGCTGGTAACTGGGTACCAGATATAGACTTCACTCCTTACATTAATAAGAATGGTTCAGTAGCTATGACTGCACCTCTTGTACTGTCAGGTAATGTGAGTGGTAATCTCCATGCAGTACCTTATCAGCAAGTATTGAGCATGATGAACCAAGCAGTACCAGCAGGCTTGGTAGCTTACTGGCCCAGCAGTTCAGCACTACCTGCTGGTTGGGCAAACTGTAATGGAGGTGCATACCAGAGAACAGGTACATATGCAAATCTGTATGCAGTTATAGGTACTACCTTTGGTAACACTTCTGGTAGTGACTTCAAGACACCTGACTTAAGAGGTAGATTCTTAAGGGTATGGGATGAAGGTAAGGGTGTAGATAATGGTAGGAGTTTTGGTTCAGAACAGTCTGACCAGAATAAGCAGCATAACCATGGTGGTGCTACAGGTGGACAATCAGCTAACCATACACATGGTGGTTATACAGATGCACAAGGTAATCACCAGCATTATGTATGGGCTATGAGACAAGGTGCATTACAGTCTATACAGAAGGATGCTTTTGTAGGTGGTAATAATACAAGCTTCCTTACTGACCCTGCAGGTAATCACCAACACAACGTTACTACCTATGGAGCCAGTAATGACCACACTCATTCCATACAAAATGATGGTGGTTCAGAATCTCGTCCTGTCAATACAGCTCTTAGAGCCATCATCAAGTATTGAGGTAAGATATGGTAGCTAGTACATTAGATGTAGCTCAGCTGGATGAGTTTGGTGTATTTAGAGGAATCATCACACTGAATAATGATGACAGAGACTTGGATAATCCTGGTCAGTTCATCTTACCTGGTGGATGTATTAAAGAGTTACCTCCCTTTGATATACCTGAGGGATATGTGGCTATCTGGAATGGTGACAGGTACATTCTTGAAAGTCTGGAGAATATCAAGTCTGGCTCAGGTAGTGTAGTTGAGGAAGTTCAGGAAGTTACTGAAGCTATGTATGTTACAGCTACCGGTGATGTACTGGGTACTAGAGATAAGCTACTAAGGAGTACTGACTGGACTCAGATAGCAGATACTCCTTCAGCTATCAAGAAGAGGTATAAACCCTATAGACAAGCACTCTGGGACATTGAAAAGCAAGAGGGTTATCCCTTTGATGTTCAATGGCCTACTATTGATTAGTATTAAATCTTTTTATAAGGAACCAATGTAATGAGCAAATCAAACACTCTCGAAACCAATCTGCTTAAGCTGCTGTTTAATGGTACTGCTATGGCTAACATAGCTGACAATGCAGGTACTAGTCCTTTAACTAATCTATATGTATCTCTGCATACAGCTGACCCGGGAGAAGCTGGTAGCCAGAATACTAGTGAAGCTTCATATACAGGCTATGCCAGAGTAGCTGTAGCACGTTCAGGCTCGGGTTGGACAGTATCAGGTAATTCTGTATCTCCTGTTGCATCCATTGATTTCCCTGCATGTACTGGTGGTACTAATACTATTACTTACTTTGGTATAGGTACTGCATCTTCAGGTGCTGGTTCATTACTGTACTCAGGTACTGTAACTCCATCTATCAGTGTAAGTAATGGTATTACTCCTAAGCTGACTACTGCTACAGCCATCACAGAAGATTAATGTTATTGGCTCACATAAGCTTCGGTATACGCATAGAAGGCATTTAAATTACTGAGGGTAGGTTACCCTATTACCTCTAAGAAATAATTGATTCTAGCGCGTATACGAGCCTTCTTAAAGGCATTGTAGAGAGATATATAACCGGGGGGAGATACCTAAACAGTACTCTCCCTTTATTTTATTAAATGGAGATATGTATGAATGTTGAAACCATCAGACACCTATTAAATACAGAAATAGAGTTACAAGAGCAACTACATGATTTAACTACACTTACTAATATGTTATCTGCACGAGAAGTTCGTAAGGTTAGTAAGGAGATAGGTGTTGGATTAATTCTTGAAACTATAGGACTGGATGCAGGTAATGCTTTACTGGATGCAGTGAAATCTGCAGAGGCTTTCAGGCATGTCTACCCATTATTGGAACAGGGTAAATTAGATATAAGCAGTCCTTTGGTAGAGATAGCACTCAATATGCTGGTATCAGCTGAAGTAGTTACTGAAGAGAATAAGGATAAGTTATTGGCTTTAGGTATTGAGCCAGTAACAGTAAATGAGAGTGATGTTAAAGCTGCTATATGGAATGATGATGGCTCAATGGCTATTACAATCATTCCTTCCTGATTAGGAGTAAGAGATGAGTAAGGAGTATGAATATAACAGTGAAGATGGGAAGACATGGGTTAAAGGAAGGCTGCTTATAGTCTCTAAAGAAGATGCTAATGAGGATGAGGTAGAAGCATGTATATCAGCTATATGTGAGCATGAGTATGAGAATATCGAGCATATGCACGATGCACACATACATATTGTTGACTTACATGAAGGGGATGATGAGAGAGAGATTATGGCTAAGCTAAGCAATAATCCTCTTATTGAAGCAGTAGAGTTAGATGAACTGGTTAAGTGTTCAGATACTACTCCTACTGACCCTAATTACTCTAGTAGCTGGCACTTACCAAAGATAAATGCTCCTGTAGCTTGGGACTATGCTAAGGGTGAGGACATCATAATAGCTATATTAGATACAGGGATAGATGTTAATCATCCTGACCTTGCAGGTAATTTGGTACCGGGTCGGAATGTAAAAGATGGTAATGATGATATTACTGATGAATACGGGCATGGCACTAAGGTAGCAGGTGTAGCAGCTGCCATTATGAATAATGGTAAGGGCAGTTGTGGCGTAGCTCCTAGTGCTAAGATTATGCCTATACGTATAGCAGGAGCTGATGGATATGCTCTATTCAGTCATATGGTTGCAGGATTTAGTTGGGCAAGGAACAATGGAGCTAGAGTAGTTAGTCTGAGCTTCGCCAATGCTGCTGGTAACAACGCCATTAACATGGCAGCAAAACATATGAGAATCTATAACGAGGGGGTATCTGTAATAGCTGCAGGTAATACTGGAGGTAAACTTGATTACGAAGTCTTTCCAGATTTCCTAGCAGTATCTGGTATAGACTCTAATGATGCATTAGCTAGTTGGAGTAGCTATGGTGCATTCGTAGATTTATGTGCACCAGGAGTAAGTATCTATACAACTACCAAAGGTGGTGGGTATGGAACAGCAAGTGGTACATCATTCTCTGCACCTATGGTAGCTGGTGTAGTGGCACTCATTATGTCTAAGAACCCTAGCCTGACAGCTGCTGAAGTAGAAACCATACTATTAAACTCTTGCCATCCATTAGGTAGTGGTTCTGAGGCTGACTTGGAGAAGTTTGGAGCAGGTAGGGTAGATGCAGGAGCTGCATTACTGTCCATGTTAGACAATGTTGGTTTTAGTATTAACTCTTGTGAAGTTACAGGTGTATCTAGCTATACATTCAGCCCATCAAAGGGAACCAAGAATATCAATGGTAAGAGTGTCTCTGTAGTACGAGACTTAGTAATGCAAGACTATATACTTGAGGATTCTTCTGGGGTAGCTACATATGATTTAAGGAGATGTGTAGGGGGTTATCTATACGTAGATGCTTATCAGGCGGACTCTACTCAAGGTGCTGCAAATATTTATATATGTACAGCTACTGAGACTAATGGATTAATTCCACCGCCCACTGAGCCAATAATAAATGAAGGCTCTTTGAGTAATCCAGGATGGGTAGTACTGACTACATTAACACCAAGTAAGTTTGGTACCAGTAGGTTTCTACCATACAAGATTCCACAGTCAGCTAAATACATACAAATATATGTAAAGACAGCAGACACACCCATACAGGTATCTGCATTCATAGATACTTGGAAATTAGTAGCTTAATAAAATATTTAAGAGGAATAAATAATGGCTCTAACTAGATACAAAAAAACCGTGGTGGCATCTACATCAAACGCGGCTGCCGGGACTACCCGAGGCAGATTAGACTTAACTGCTGAGACTGGTGATGTGTATGGAGGGATAGTCACACTCAAGATAACCAATGGAGGCTCCGGCCCTACGGCACCATGTGTTGCTAACGTGCTTATATCACATGAGACAGCTTTACCTGCTGCTGGAAGTGCTGGGGCAGA